TGCTAACGAGGACGGCGCAGGTACGGACCGTGGCGCTGCCTACGTCTACTCCGGTACCAGTTGGGGGACCGAGACCAAGCTCACGGCGTCGGACGCTGCAAACTCGGATCTCTTCGGCCTCACGATCTCCTGCTCCGATGACGCCTCCGTGGTGGCCGTTGGGTCCGAGCGAAAGTCCGCCGAGGACCCCTATAGTCCTGGCGCGGCTTATACCTACAGTGGCACAAGTTGGGGAACTGAGACTAAGTACCCGCCGCCCGTCCTGGACTACGCCGATTTCTACATGGAGATCGCGGCGATTAGCGGGAATGGCTCCCATCTCGTCGCGGGTGCTCCGCAGTGGGACGGCGACGGCCCCGGAACCGCCTTCATCTGGACGCTCGCCGAAGAACACTATGTTGCTGTTGAGCAGACTACCGAGACGGATGCAGCGCAGGCAATCACGTCAAAGAAGACTAAAGCTACTAGCCAAACTGCAGAAACTGACATAGCTCAATGCGTTGCGAAGTCGAAGTACAAGACCATCGGGCAGACTACTGAAACAGATACTCCTCAGGCGGTCTCTTGGGCGCATCTACGTTTCGTAGGTCAAGCTACAGAGGGTGACTCCGGTACCACTGCAACGCGTGTCAAGTCTGTAGCGGTTGGCCTCTCCGCCGAAACCGACGCTAGCAATGCCTTCTCGTCAGGCAAGCAGCGCGTCGTGGGTATGGCTACGGAGACAGATGCTGCGCAAGCAGTCACGGTTCATGAGGTCACTTACGTAGGCCTCTCACAGGCCTCAGAGACAGATACCCCCCAGGCTGTCGCCCTGGCCCTTCGGCGTCTTGCTGGGCAGGCCTCAGAGAGTGACACACCTCAATCGCTGCAAAGCGGTAAGGGGCTCGCGGTTGCGCAGTCCGCTGAGGCGGATGCTTCCCAGGCTCTTGCGCACCAGAAGAAGGTTACCCTCCCGTTCTGCCTTGAGACTGACAACGCACTTGCGTTGTCGCACTCGAAGCAGAAGACAGTCACGGCGGCAGTAGAGACTGACGAAGCCCAGAGCGCCCTGTGGGCTCCTAAGTGTCGTCTCGCCGCGCAGGTGATGGAGAGCGATGTCGGGCAGTCTCTACAGAGTGGCAAGGGGCTTGCGGTCGTGCGGTCTGCGGAGACTGATGAAGCTCAATCTGTGATCTGGGGAGTTCGTAGGCTTGTTGGACAAGCTACCGAGCTAGATACAGCCGATGCCCTTTTGAGTGCCAAGTCCAAGGGTGTTGAACGATCCTCCGAAACGAATGAAGCCTCCTCCTTAGCTCACAGTAAGTCACGCGTTGTCGCGCAAGTCATAGAGGCGGACACTTCACGGCCTGCTGTCAGCAATAAGCTGGTTGCGACTCTACAGGTGCTCGAGACTAACGCTGCGCAGTTGATCTTGTGGGCACCTAAGATTCGCCTTACCGTTCAGGCTGCCGAGTCAGACGTAGTCGCTGACGTGCTTGGAGCAAAGACATTTGTCGTCGGGCAGGCTACCGAGGCAGATAGTGCTTCTTCGGTCGTGCACAACAAGACTCTCGTCGTAGGCCAGGCAACGGAGAATGACTCATCCTCGGTAGTTGCAGTGCACGAATCGAAGTACTTCGACGTTGTACAGGTAACTGAGGTAGATTCTGTAGGAGCAGTTTCGTGGGCTCTTTGCAGACTTGCAGCGCAGACGATCGAGACGGATCTTGCTCGGGTTGTCACTGCAAGCAAGAGGAGTGCTACTGAGCGGGCAACTGAGACAGACCTTGCGCTTGCAACCTCAAGTTCCAAGACTGTAGCAGTTGCTCAGCTACTCGAGGGGGATGCTGCGCAGACTCTTGTCAGTCTCAAGCGGGTAGCGCTCGAGCGTGTAGCCGAAGACGATCTTGCGCAGGACACGAGTGCTGCTCTGAGACGTCTTGCCGGGCAAGCACTTGAGGGTGATACGCCGCAGGCGGTTACGAGAATAAAGAGCCGGGCCGTTGCTCAAGTAACGGAGACAGATGAGACGCAGACGCTTACACGAGTCAAGACTAAGACCGTTGGGCAAGCAACAGAGACGGGTGCACCACAAGCGCTTACACGAGCTAAGACTAAGGCCGTTGCTCAGGTAGCCGAGATTGATGCACCTCAGGATGTTGTGTGGGTACCTAAGCGCCGTCTCGTTGCAGAGGCGGTCGAAGCTGACACATCTGTTGTCCTTGTGCATGGCAAGACCGTACTCATCGGGCAAGCACTTGAGTCCGATGAGGTCAGCCTTCTCGTGCGTAGCAAGGCGCTCGCTGTTGGTCTAGCTACCGAGATTGACGACGCGCAGCCAGTTGCGGCATACGAAATCGCGTACGTCCCAGTTGAGCGCGCCGTTGAGACAGATGAGTCTCAAGGTGTAACCTGTGCTCTAAGACGGCTTGTCGGTCAAGCTCTCGAGAGCGACGCTTCACAAGCAACTACGGGAGCGAAGGGTCTAGCTGTCGCTCAGACAGCAGAAACCGATCTCGGACAGACACTCGTACAGAGTAAGTCTAGAGTCATCGGCCAAGTGGCGGAGGCGGACCTCTCGCAAACGGTTGGGAAGCTGAAGCTTTTCGTGGTTGCGGGAGTTACTGAGGCTGACGAAGCACAGACAATCGAGTCGCTGAAGCTTTTCGTGGTAGCTCAGGCTGCCGAGGCTGATACCTCACAGGCTCTGTCCTCCAGCAAGCGGCAGTCAGTTACGCAGTCGACAGAGTCTGATGAAGCACAGCCGATCTCGTCGCATGAGGTCATGCGTGTCGAGCTCACGCAGGCCACAGAGCTCGACACGACTCAGAGCATTCTAAGTCAAAAGTCTAAAGGGGTCGTGCAAGCCTCCGAGACTAATACCTCTCAAACGATTACCCCACATGAGGTGTTCGTCGCCGTGGTCGGTCAGGCCTCCGAAGTTGATTCCTCGCAGGGCCTGACATCCTCTAAGGCGAAGGCGGTCGGGCAAGTCTCCGAGGGAGATACTTCCCAGGGGGTCACCTGTGACAAGATTTACGTCATCGGGTGCGCATCCGAGGTTGACTCTGCCACTGCGATAGGCGTGCTGCGCACATACCTTCTCGTTCAAGCGACGGAGGTCGATCACGCAGACTCTATCCTCACGCTGAAAATCCTCAGGCTTCAGCTCGGTGTGGCAACTGAGTTGGACCGCGCGAGGTGGATCATCTACAAGTCACCAGAGGCGACTTTCATAGAAGCTCTTGTTGATTCCCAGGTGTACTACGGAATCGTAGAGGTCTACGATTCCGTAGCGCCCAGCGAAGTCTATACGTTTGGGAGGTGACATGGGGGATATCAAGGTGTTCGAGGGGACGGACCCCCTCCTCACGATACGCGTCAAGAAGAAGCTGCCAGGAGGTGGGACTGTTCCTTACACCCTAGACGGAGTGGATGAGATTGAGTTCTTCGTCAAGGATGACCCCGACGATCTAGACTCAGTGGCTAGGTTCAAGTACACGAAGACAGCCGGCGAGATCATCATTACCGACGATGGCGCGGGTCCAGCGGATACCTATGGCGAGATGACTATCCAGTGCGAGTCGGATGACCTGACCCCTCCGGGATCCTACTATTTCCACTTGGACGTCACAAAGTCTAGTCTGCGAGACACCGTGAAGAGCGGCTACTTCATCGTAGAAAACATTTGACCTCCCTTGCTTTAGAGGAAGCCCTCAAGGTAAAATAGAGGTAAGATGGCCTTCACGGTCGAAATAGCGCAGGCGGAAGAGAGCGACCTGGCTCCCAGCTTCCCCTGGGTAGTCGCGGCAGCGCAGACAGACGAGAATGATCTTGCGCTGCTCCTGGCCTGGGAAATGCGTCGACTCGTTGGGCAGACCACCGAGGCTGACCTAGCTGAGTCTGCAGTCTGGGAAGAGTACCGCCTCGTTGGGCAAGTGCTCGAGAGCGATGTGCCACAGGCAGTCATGGGGGCAAAGAGCCAAGCTGTAGATCAAGCAGCCGAAAGCAACCTTGCGCAGCCTATAACCTGGACAATGCGTCGGCTTGTCTCGCAGGCCACAGAGACTAACCTAGCTGCTAGCTTCCCTCAAGTAGCCCGAGTGATCGAAATCGATCTAGCTGCTGACCTCCAAGTCGCCCGTGGTTACACGATGACTCAAGTAGTCGAAGGCGATCTTGCACAGTCCGTAACCTGGGAGCTGCGGAGACTCGTTTCGCAGACTACTGAGGCTGACGAGGTGCAATCCGTAGAGCGACGTCTCGTTTCACGGACTATAGAGACTGATTTGGCACAAGCAATCACAATGCATGAGGTCACGCATAACGTACTTGGCCAGACTACGGAGTTGGACCTAGCCACTCTCTTCCCTCAGGGCCCTCCTGCGGGGTGGGGTGCTCTCGTCCTAAAGGTGAACCGCCTAGTTCGCTATCGTACCTCGAGTGGAAAGGTACGCCCCGCTGTGATTACCGACGTGACTGGTGCGGCGGCTGACCTAAGGGTCGGTCACCACAGCGAGACATACTTGAGCGCCGTCAAGTGGAAGCGAGGATCTGCGGGATGGACCTTCCGGTGATGAGAGGAAGGAGGTGAAATGCCCCCTAAACTGGAACGGTGTGTAAGTGAGTTCATGTCGAGCTCACGGAACCAAGCGAAGTGGCCTGACGCGAAGAAACGCGAGCAGGCTGCCTACGCTATCTGTAATGCTTCAATCCGAGGACAGGAAACACGGGGTTACGTCTTCGACCTGGGCGAGCTGCAGTTCGAGGAGGAGAAGCCAACTTGGGTTCACCTTCTCCCTTACGGGCAGTTCGAGCACCCAGTGTTCGGGCCCATCGACATCACCGCGGAGAAGGTCACTGACATGGTCACGAACTTCCAGCAACGCGTTCGCGGCCAGATGCTGGACATCGACTACGCGCACAAGACCGATCCCGCAAAGGGTGGGAAGGCTGCAGGTTGGATCATTGGGCTGGAAAGCCGCGATGACGGCCTGTGGGGTCTTGTGTCCTGGACCGGTGAGGCCCAGAAGGAGGTGAAGGACGGAGCCTGGAAGTACATGTCAGCTGAGTATCAGGACAAGTGGTGCAATCCTCAGGGGTCCTGCTGGGACAACGTTCTATTCGGAGGTGCACTTACTAATCGACCCTTCATGAAGGACTTGGCACCTATCAACTTGATGGAGTACGATCTTCCTGAAGACGTCATCGAGTTCAGGGACTTCAATGCAGAGCAGCGTAAGAAGGCCGCGAAGGAAGGCGCGGCCATGCCCGATGGATCATTCCCTATCTACAATCGTGAGGACCTTGTCAATGCTCTACGTCTTCTGTCACAGGCGAGCAATAAGGCAGGGGCTAAGGCCCATATCCTCAAGCGTGCAAGAGCTCTCGGACTGATGGACGTCATCAAGGACTCCAAAGCGTTTGAGGAGGAGGTGAACATGGAAGAGTTCCTGAAGAAGCTGGCGGAGCTGCTCAAGGTCGAGGAGGCGAATGAGGAGAAGATCCTCGAGGCCCTCGACAAGAAGCTCCAGGAGGCACCGCCTCCGCCCCCGGAGGACAAGGAGAAGAAGGTCGAGGAGACGAAGAAGTTTGCTGACCTGTTCCCCGATGAGGCCAAGCGGATGATCGACCTGGAGCTGCGCAACCGCGGGATGGAGACGGACAAGAAGCTGGTCGAGTGGAGCAAGGGTAAGTCCGGCAAGGGCGTGCCGGTGACCCTCCACGAGGACATCAAGAAGTACCGTCTCGGTCTCGGTGACCCAGGCGAGTTCGACGAGGTCATGCAGAAGCTCGTCGACACGGGTCTGGTCGACTTCTCCGAGGTGGGTAGCACCGGAGATGGATCCGGAGGCAACGAGGAGCCGCAGGACGAGTTCCTCAAGAAGGTCAAGCAGTTCCAGGAGGAGAAGAAGGCTACCCTTGGTGAAGCTGTCAAGGCGGTCGCTAAGGCAGAGCCCGAGCTGGCCAAGGCTTACCACGACGCTCGGCCGGAGATCAGCTCTGGGGCAAAGTAAGGAAGGAGGTGAGTTAGTTGACTGGTGCAGACACAGGCATCCTCGAGTTGCCATATAAGTGTTCAGCTGCGATCGCCAAGCTCCGCTTCGTACTACTGTCAGGCGATCAGACGGTTGGCCCTTGTACTGCGATCACCGATAGGGTGCTTGGGGTGTCGAAGGTCGCCGTCAGCACTGCGGAGGCGGCTGCGGGTAAGGCCACTGCGGTGCAGGTCGTTGGAGTGGCATGGGTCGAAGCCGCCGCTGGAATCACCCGAGGGGATCTGGTCGGACCTTCGACCGATGGTCGGGCCCAGACCCTCGCGTCGACCCAGTTCCCATGCGGTGTCGCTCTCAAGGCTGCCGCAAACGCGGGTGACTGGATCCCGGTGCTTCTCGGGGACCCGTCCATCCTAGCTAAGGCATAAGGAAGGAGGTGACACATAGATGGCTTACGGCGATCCGCAGTTGCTTCACCTGGACGCGATGCTGACAGCGATCAGCGTCGGGTACCAGAACGAGGCATTCATCGCGGACATCTTTGCGCCTAACGTTCCCGTCAACAAGCAGTCTGACAAGTACTACGTCCACAACCACGATCTCTGGGGCCGCGTGACGGACGACATCAGGGCGCCAGGTGCTCGTGCGAACGAGCTGCCCCCGATGACTCTCTCGAGTGACTCCTACTTCGTCGAGGAGCACGCCCTGATCGACGTGATCCCTATCGAAGAGCAGGCAAACGCAGACAATCCTCTGTCACCTCTTACCGACGCCACCGAGAGGGTTACGAACACGCTTCTCCTCAACCGAGAGGCTGCTCTTGTCACCAAGTACACCACAGCGGCGAACTACAATGCGTCTAACACCGTCACCCTGACGGGAACTGACCAGTGGAGCGACTACACGAACTCCGACCCAGTCGATGACGTCAAGGTTGGCAAGAAGCGCATCCATGACCTTCTCTTCCAGGACCCCAACGTGATGGCCGTTCAGTACGAGGTAGCCGTCAAGCTCGAGGATCACCCTGACTTCATCGAGAGGATCAAGTACAGCCAGATCGGGATCACGACTGACGAACTCATCGCCCGAGTCTTCAACATGCCTACCTTCCGCCGTGCTGGCGCTGGCAAGGTCAGCTCCGTGTATGGGCAGGCAGAGACTGTCGGGTACATGTGGCCACAGGACGTTCTGATGGCCTACGTGCCTGCTCGTCCGGCTCCTAAGACTCCCGCATTCGCGTACACCTTCCGGTGGAACTTCGAGACCGGTGGTGACGTGGTGACAGAGAGGTGGTTCGACACGGAGCGGAAGGCTGACGTGGTCAGGGTCTCGACTCGCTACACCGACAAGTTCATCTACATCGACGGTTCATCCAAGGCTCTTGGTGGGTATCTGATCAAGGACGCAATCCTCTAAAGGAGGTGGGATGATGGCAAGGATCTACTTCCTCCTAGGCAGAAAGAAGAAGGCACTACAGACCGCTATCGCTGACTTCACTGCTGTCGCCGGTACTCCTGACAGCACTCTCGCTGACGTCACAGCGTCACACGATCAGACCATCCTCAATGCGAACTTCACTGACGTTGCAGGCAAGATCAACGCAATCATCGCAGTATTGGAGGGTGCCGGGATCGTAGTCCCATAAGGTCTGCGTCGGAGGCCGAAGGGGGGTGAAGTATATGCCGAAGGCGCTGACGAGGATCAAGTTCCACGGGGCCTACATCGCTCCGGGGGAGGAGATAGATCGCGCCTCATTCACGGAGGAGCAGTGGGTTGCTCTCCTGGAAGCCGGAGCGGTCGAGCCCTCAGAGGCACTACAGGTCGCCGAGGAGGTCGATGAGAGTGTGCCTGTGGAGTCTGAGAAGGAGGAAGAGGCTCCGCAGGCTGAGGGTGTAGGCCAGCTAACAGCCTCGATCAAGGAGGTTACGTGAGTCTCGCAGGCTTTCAGGATGCGAACAGGTGGCTCGACGGGACGAAGATCAAGTTCGAGACCATCCACGACGCGGACGCTGAAGCGACCGAGGCAGACTCGGTTGTAAAGGCTGCCCTCGCGGGGCTGTATCCCGATCACATCAACCTCTGGATCGAGACTCTTCCAGACTCGAACCCGGATGGTCTAGAGGAGACCCCTGACCTTGTTCGGACCGTCGCCTCCCTACTCATGGCGTCCTACCGGTATGCCAAGAAGTACTCGGAGGAGATTCTAAGTCCGAGCTCATACGCCTTGGCTCTCGAGGCCAAGGCGATGAGCTTCCTCAATCGCCTGAGGGATGGCTCTATGTCTCTTGCTGATGAGAGTTACATCAGTGAACTCCAGTTCCAATCGTCGAACTTCTGGCCTAACGATACAACAGTCGCTAGCGGTGACCTAATCGGCCTGAGCGAGGGGGATCCCTTGAGGTTCTTCACTACAGATAGGGTGTTCTAATGCCAGCTGGTGGTGCGAGGTTCAGCCTCGAGCTGGTGTGGGTTCCTCTTCCTGCATTCACGGCGAACGTCTACTTCATGATGGCCGCGAGAGCACAGCAGCTGGTCAATCCTCTACGGGAGGCTATCGAGTTAGTCTCAACCGAGATCGATATGAACTTCATGCAGGAAGGTCGCCCTGCATCTTGGGCTCCTTTGGCGGAGAGCACAATCAGTCATAGGCTATCTGGAGCTCTTGGAGGGCCTGCAGCTACTGGCGTAGGAACTGTTCGTGAGGACATCGACCTAGGGACTCTCGAATACGGTGCGCAGATCATGGCCGCCCTCATGGGTGACGTCAAGATCCTGCAGAGAACTGGCACACTAAGGGACGCGGCAACAGACCCTAGTAGTTGGGTGATCGAGGCTTCAGGTAATCAGGCTGTTGCTGTGCTCCAAGATGTAGTGGGATACGGGCACTTTCACGTCGAGGGAACTGAGTATATGCCAATGCGTGACTGGACGTACGTCTCGGATGAAGCCCTAGACGAAGCCATGGAGTACTGGGCAGACTGGGTGACGGAGCCATGGTCGAGCTAACTGCAAGTATGGTCGAAGTTACCCAGCGGGTGTACGATGTTCTATCGGACGCGAAGGACGAGTTGGGGATTGCTGCTGTCTACTACGGCATGCAGGAGCTTATCCCGGAGTTCCCTGCTATCTCCGTTGAGTCAGGAAGAAAGCAGAGACAGCTCGCGGAGCGGAGTGGGGGCTCAACCCACAAGTGGGCTATCACTTTCACGGTAAGTCTCATGGTCGAGCACGGTAAGCTACAATCGTCAACCACGACTAGGAAAGAGACAGAACAGCTCGCGGAGCTGATCGAGACAAAGCTGCACGAGGATCTAAAGCTTGGAGGCCTCGTTATTTTCGGCTTTGTTACCTCGATCGACTCAGGTGTAACAAGACGAAAGGACATCATGATTCGAGCTACAAGGATCATCTGGGAAGGTGTTTCGAGGGAGACATTCTGAAAGGAGGTGAATACATAAATGGGTGTGGTGGAAGTCGGTGGTGCCGGTAGTGTCGGTGTGGCTTTTGAGTCGATTCTCGGAAACTACATCGCTCCCACGAAGTGGTTCCCGCTGCGTAGCGAGAGCTTGCAGCTGATGGAGGATAAGGTCTACCGGACGAACATCCGAGGCGTCGCAGATCGAAGTGGAGCGATCAAGGGGTACTTCCACGTCGAGGGCGATGTCGTGTTCGAGGTTACCCATGACGTTCTATTGTACTACATGTATGCCTCTCGAGTGACGATCCAGAAGTCTGGAGGAGGACCATACACGTACACGTTCAAGCCAGCTCACATTGCAAAGGCTTCCACAGCGGCTGGGCCTACGGCAAGGAAGACTCTGAGTCTCCTCTGTCAGAGGTCACAGAATCCTATGGCCTACGTGGGGTGCTCAGTCGGGCAGAGCGCATTCGCGATCGACGCCGGAGTGCTAGTGTGCACTGCGTCAATCATCGGCGTCGATGAGTCAGCTCAGTCAGCAGAGTCTCCGTCGTGGTCTGCGGGAGTTCCGTTCGGACCAGGTGACGTTACCCTTGAGATCCCCTCGGGGTCGTCGAGGCCTGACATCGATACCTTTAGCTTCGCTATCAACGACAACCTCGCTGCTGCAAACCGTCTCACGGGCCTGCGTAAGGCGTCCTATCAGGACTGGGGCGAGCGTGAGATCACTGCGTCTGTCGAGCATGACTTCGATACGTTGACTGACTACAACGCTTTCGTCAACCAGACACCGCAGGTCGTCAAACTCTATGCGTACCACTCGGCGAACGACTCCTTGACGATCTTGATCAACGCGGCAATCGAAGATTCCTACCAAGTCAACCTGTCGGGCCTCGGTGATGTTGTGAGGGGTGCGATCGCCTATCACGGTATCTACGACTCAACGGACGCGTACTCAATCGCAATCGTGTCGACGGAGAACATCACGTAAGAGGGGGAAAGGAAATGCCAAAGGCAGTAGCGTCACAGGAAGGCTTTAGGTACGACTTGAAGTCTCTTCCTGAAGGGTTCGTCGTGCTCCGGCGCTTGAACTACGGTGAGATGATCAGGCGCCGTGAGCTCGGGGCGGACATAAGCATGAGCAGAGAGAACAAGGCAGACTTCACTTTCAACCAGACCGCAGTTGCTCTATACGAGTTCAAGCACTCGGTCATCGACCACAACCTCGAGGACGAAGAGAGTCACAAGCTGAACTTCGACAACGCCGCAGATGTAGTCAAGCTCGATCCCCGTGTGGCTCAGGAGATTGAGCGTCGTATCGACGAGCTCAACAAGCCCGAGGAGGATCTAGGCCCTTTGCCCTCGACGTCTGGCGAGTCATCTCCACAGAGGGACTTGCCAGACCCAAAGACCCCCGAACAGTCAGTGTCCTCGACGTAACTAACTTCTGCGAAGCCTTCCACGTTCTACCATCTCCTGGAGGACTCTTCGATCAGGAGCCCACCTGGATAGACCGCATCCGGGTCGTCTTGGAAGCGAGAGCCCAGAAGGAGGCGAAAAGTGCCCCTAGGCGCCCGTGAGCAGATGCTCACGATGTACGCCATCGACCAGGCCTCACCAGCCATCGAACAGGTTGCTGGTGCTATAACCCAGTTGGGTCAAAACTCCCGAGTAGGGGGCTTCCGCCTGTTTGCCTTGGGTATGATCTTCCAGCGAGTAGGCCGTACTATGTACGACGCTGGCAAGCGCATCCTGGGGGTCGGGCAAGACGCTGTCCAGATGGCGATGCAGTTTGACTACAGCATGCGGCTAGCTCAGACGCAGGCTCAGCTCACCAATACCCAGTTTGATAAGTTAGTAGAGGGCGCTCTTAGAGTCTCCAGTAAGGTTGCCGCCTCTTCCGAAGAGATCACGGAAGGCCTGTACGACATCTTCTCGACCACCGACGTCAAGTACAGAGCCGCTCTAGGCATGGTTCACAAACTTGCTGACGCCGCTACCGCTGGCGGCACTGACGTTCGTACAGCCACTCGTGGTGTGATCCAGATCATGAACGCCTTCGATATGAAGGCCAAGGACACCACGTACATCCTCGACGTTCTGTTCCAGGAGGCCAGGAAGAGTGCCGGTACTTGGCAGGAGGTCGTTGCTGCGTGGGGTAACGTTGTCTCCGCTGGGAAGATGGCGAACCAGACACTGCAGACTCTCGCAGGCGCAGTCTCGTTCTTGACTAGACGAGGAAGAACGCAGGCCCAGGCAACTATCTCAGTGTCACGTGCTTTGGACACGCTGACTCGAGCCACGAACGCTCAGAAGCTGAAGGAAGTTCTGGGTATTGACATCTTCGACAAGGCCACAGGCCAGTACAAGCAGTTGAACGACATCATCACCGAGATGTCTAAGGCTATGGAGGGGATGTCGCAAAAGAAAATCGGCCAGGTCATGTACGACATCTTCGGAGCGGCGTCTATCCAGGCAAACAGGTTCTTCCGTCTTGCCATCCCTGGCTTCGAGCAGCTGAACGAACTTACTGACGACATGAGCAAGAAAGACGTTGCAGGACAGTTCAAGAAGGCTTGGGCCATTATGCAGAAGGCCCCCTTCATACAGTGGCAGATCATGATGAACGATCTCCGCGCGACTATGACCAAACTGGGGTATGCGTTTCTGCCTGCTCTCAAGCAGATAATAGGATACGTCCAGAAGGCCTTGCACTGGTTCAATGCTTTGGATGACTCCACGAAGAAGACCATCGCGACGTGGACAATGGTCGCTGGAGTCTTCCTCCTTGTAGGCGGCAAGATCATGATGGTCCTCGGTAGTCTTTTCAGCCTCGCCTCGCTGTTCGTCTTCGTGACCAAGTTTAGCGCCAAGGCGGGGGCATCCATCGTCAAGACCTTTACTGGCCTCGTTCTAAAGGGCAACTTGGTCCTTCTAGTGATTGGGGCTATCGCGGGTGCTGCTTACCTTATCTACAAGAACTGGGATAAGGTCGGTGACTTCTTCACCGAGCTGTGGAATGCGATCAAGACGGCTGTCGAAGAAGCAAGGAATGCCCTTGTTGCAGCTGGCGATGTCATAATCGCCTTCTTCAAGGGCTGGTATAGTGTCCTCCAACCTGTGCTTGGCTTGCTTGTGAAGTTGATCACTCCTACGACTGTCCTTGCAGCTATATTGTCGACCGGACTGTACTTTGCCTTCAAGGGCCTCATTATGCTCATTCCTATAGTCGTGACCTTCCTCGGAGGCCTGTACTCGAAGTTTATCATTCTCATGGGTGCTGTAGCACAGTTCATTATGTCTCTCGGCGGGGCGGGCCTAATGGGGGCTCTAAAGGCCCTCCCGGGGGCTCTAGTTGGGCTGGTAACTCCTATGGGTTGGGTGGCCGCCGCCGCGTTTGCCTTGGGGGCTGCATGGGCATGGGCTGCAATGCGAGCAGCAAGGGTCAAGCAGCGAGCGGATGAGGTATCCCAAGCTTTGGTCTCCGGCGTACGAACCTACCAACAAGCCTACGATCAGATGATAGCAGAGACACAAAAGCCGGGCTTCTTCGATCGCTACGTACCTGAACTGACCGCGATGTGGGAAACGGTCTTTGGAAAGTCGACAGATGCGGAGAAGGCTTTCGCCCTAGCAGTGCAGGAGTCTAACCAGGCTGTCTGGGAGCACGTGACAGCACTGAGGGCCGACAACGTCTTCCTGTCTGCGTCCGTCTACAGGCTGATTCGGGCGGCTATCGCTCAACACCACTGGTCCGAAGCCATGGCGATCGCCAACAGGGCAGCAGACCTACAGAAGCGGGCTATAGCCGACGCAAGCGCTGCTATCACCAAGTATTCCGGGAAGGCGAAGGTATCTGCCAAGGAAGTGATACAGTCCTTCAACGACCAGCTGAAGAGCTTGAAGGAGCAGCGGAAGAACTGGGATATACTCATCGCGAGAGGCCTTCCTCAGGAATACGCCCAGCAGCTGGTGGATTCAGGCGGTAACATTTCTGGCACCCTCGAGATGCTTGCGGGCCTCAACGACAGGAAGTTCGGTGCGATAATGTCCAAGTGGCTAGAGAGTCAGGGCGTTCTCGACACTACCAACAACAAGCTTCTGAACGTAGGGGTGAACCTGCAGGCCATCAAGGACCAGCATATCGACGTCACAGCAAACACCACACAGGCAGAAGCTGCCCTGGCACGAGTCCTTGCCTTGCTAGCGCAGATCCGTGGAGAGGGAATCCCAGTACCAGTAGACACTCACAAGCGCACTGGCGGCTACGGAGGTGGAACTTCCCCAGGCGGTCACGGCGGACACCAAGCCGGGAGAGTCACAGCAGGCGGGTACGTTCAGCAGCTAACTCAGCCGCTGCATGTTCATATTGAGCCTCGGAAGGCTACAGTGGACGAGAAGGAGATAGTCAGGGAGCTCGGTTGGTGGCTAAGAACAGGAGCGTGGTGAGGTGGCTCTCAGCGACTGGGAATACTCGTACAACGGGTTGACCTTTGGGGGCAACACCCAATATGGGGTCACTCGCGTTGAGGGTCTAGATCCTCCCGACACAAAGGCAGACATTCGCCCTAAGATAGGTGTAGACGGTTCCTTCGTGTACGCCGTCAACTACGAAGAGCGACACGTGATCATCACGGGAGACATCGTACCTACAAGTGGTCTTGTAGCTGACCTCGAACCACTCATCAACACTTGGCGAACAGCTTTTGCTAATCAAACCGCAGACTTGAATCTCGACTACAAGCCCGCTGGCGTTCCCGCCCGACGTATCAAGTGTAGACCTATTCGGCGCAATCTAGTAGTGGATGAAGTCTTCCAGCTGGCTATCGCTCGGTGGACGGTAGAGTTGGTAGCAGGAGATCCTGCCATCTACGCTGTGGCAACCGGAGTAAAGCTGTTTGAGGCATGAGTACCCCAACAGTCGAGATTCGTGATCTGGCGGGTGCAGTCGTCCTGGCGTCCGTGCCATACGACACTCTACAGCACTCCGATACTCTTGTCGGACCGGGCGCTCTCGATATGACTCTGAGCATGTGGAAGCCCGAGGCAGCTGAATCCAACTTCGAATCCGGCAAACGGGAAATCCGAGTCATCGAAGACTCAACTACCGTCTGGGGAGGTTACATTTGGGAATCGTCAGTAAACACTGACAACGAAGAAGTTCGAATCAGTGCCGAGGGCTGGCTCAGCATGCTCGACCACAGGCTGATTGACGAGGACAAGATTTACGCGGATCCGGAAGTGGAGCAGTTCGACATCGCCTGGGGCCTGATTCACTTCACGCAGAGTAAGACGAATGGAGACCTCGGAATCACTCGAGATCCCGGCGAGACTCCTTCAGGAATCACTCGCGAAATGAAGTACCGCTACTGGGAGCGCCGAAAGGTCGGGGAGGCTCTTGCGGAGCTCGCAGCTATGAACCAAGGCTTCGACCCCGAGATCACTCCGGGCAAGGTCTGGAAGGTGTACTATCCTCGGAAGGGAAGCCTCCTCAACGTCACCTTCGAACTGGACGTCAACTCCGCCGGGGTCGAGCACGTACGCAACGCTAGAGAGCTTGCCACCGAAATACATGCCATCGGAGGTGGAGAAGGCAAGGCTACATGCATCGCGGTCGCCTCAGATCCCACACAATCCGCTCTGTACAAGATCCGACAGACGCCTGTTGACTTTGCAGGCATCAAGAAGTACGACCATCTCATGAAGAAGGCAGAAAGGTACTTGAACCTTCACAAGGAAGTAACGAAGAGACCGCAGTTGTCATTGGTCACCGCTACGCCCCCTGTGGGAAGCTATTCCGTGGGAGACCGCGTAACGGTGAAGGCCGTGCTCGGTTCCTACGTGACACTCAACGAGGTCTTCCGGATCATCGCAATCGAGAAACATATGGACCAGTCAGGTCTCAGGATAACCACTGTGCAGTTCGACGATAGGTTGGCACCATGAGCAGAGAGAACCCCTTCCAGCCAGCGAGTCTGAAGAAGACTTTGGTTGAGGTGGTCGACGAAGCTAAGAGGTCACAGCGGATTCGGAAGTACGATCCTGACGAGCGACCGGAGCCCCCCGTCAACTTGACGAAGACTTTCAGAGTTCGTGAGTCTAAGACGCACCTTACTTATGAACTCAAGGCGAGTTGCGATCCGCTTACTCCTAACACATGCCAAGCCGATATTGACCTATACATCTTCCAGATGCGTTACACGGATGCGTCTGGAGACCCAAAGGAGGGAACAGATAAGGAGACGGTAAAGGTCCCAGCCAAGGAGGTCTTCGACTCCGAGAGTGTGAACCCGCACGCGATCTTCCATTTGAAGCATCCAAGATCGTGGTACGTACAGATGCGCGCCCGTATTGCCGACAAAGACCACAGGAAGAGTGAGTGGACCGCATGGGACACTCAAGTGCTTCCGTGCGATGCAGAGACTCTTCCAAAGCCGCCGATTCCCGACAACATCACGCTGTCCTACGACCACAAGGGCAAAGGTAAGCACAGCCGCCTTCGTGCGCTAACGACGCTCGATGAAGTCGTGAACTGGGATATCCCAGGAGGCGACGGAGAGCCGGACATGAAGGAGTACGCTGCCCAGCTCGACTTCTCCGAGGACGGTGTTAGCTGGAACGGGCCGCCTTACAGAACTCGCAAGGTCGAGGCGAAGGATGATCCGGCTGATACTACAAGGACGATCGTCTTTGCATCGCATATCTTCAAGCGGTACTACTACCGTACTCGCGCTCGGTCCATCGATAGGTTCAACCGACGTGGAGATTGGAGCGACTGGGTAGGCGATACCCTACCAGTCGACAACGACCCTCCTGCACATCCTGAGAACGTCACGATCTTCGACAGTGCTACAGACCGTGTTGTTCTCGACTGGGACGATCCGGTTGTTTATCTTCCGACCCACGGAACGGTTGATGCAGTAGCAACTGAGACGACGCTCGCCGGCACGGATACGCTATTCACAGTAGAGGTTGGAGAGGGCACCGTAATCAAGGTCGGCGCCGAAGTGAAGACCGTTACTGATGTTACGAGCGACACCGTCCTAGAGGTCGACTCCGCTTGGAGCAATAACCACGACGACGTAGTTTTGAAGGTCGAGCACCCCGACCCGGACGCGGTGCGCTCCGAGTACCAAATCTCGAAGTCTCCGACCTTCGCCACCATCTACAGGAAGGACATCTGCGGAGGGACCAAGAGGTCCATAAAGGTTGCCGACGCGGATAAGGGCGACACGTTCTACGGGAGAGTTCGTAGCCTTGACAGCTCCGAGAACCGCTCGGCCTTCATCCCGGCGACGCTGACCGGCAACAGCGATCCCGACGTGTCCCCCGACGGGGTAGTGATCGGGAAGGGTGGCAAGACCAAGTATCCCTTCCGATACTCCGGGTTCCTGGACCTGCTGACCGAAGCCGACTCCCCCGACCTAGAACTTGACGAGGCTCTTTCGCTCAAGAAGGTCCGCGCCCGTGTGAAGCAGGCACCTACCGGTGCCGACATCGTGATCGGGCTCTACAAGAACAACGTGAGCATCGGCACCGTGACCATCCTCGACGGTGAGAAGCGCGGCCACAAGGATGACTGGACTGACACGTTCGCCGATGAGGACGTCATTTCCAACTCCATCGACCAGATCGGT